ATTCATTTAAAAGGTTAAGTCAGTCCAGTTGCCATTCTCCCCTAAACCTAACCAGTACTTATTTAATTGTGTTAGTGGTTAGGGAAAATCAATATGCTCAGGAGTAAATTTCCTACGTTTAACCCTGTACTGGTTTCCCCTTCGTAACACTGCCTTTTCTTGACAGTACCAATTGTTACTTTTGTCCATATAGTTCCATTCTTACAACTCCCAAGCTGTTGAATGGATAAACCTTTGTCATTTTCGCTTTAGAACTAACCATGAACCTTCGGGAACATTCGATGATTAGGATGATTCGCTTTTCTGCCATTCTGCTAGCTCCTGAGGTTTTGACACCGACTCGTGGAGCGTTTCCGCTCGTTTTGCCCTTTGGGAAGGGTTCACTAGGTTGTTGACATTTCCGCTTCTGTTTCTACGTTTCCGCTACTCTAAATCAGATTCCTATATCCTGTTGTCACTTTTGCGCTGACCGACTCCCCCTGTTGTGGGACTTATGGTTTCGCTTACCGGATTTTTACGTTTCCGACACTCGGGTATTTAGAGTGATTGTCATCGCTGACCCGTGGGAGAATGCTCCCTGTTGTGGTACTCGGTATCTCTATAAGTAACTCCTAATCTGAACTTGTTGTTTAACTTGGAGACAACGATACACCTATTTCAGGGTATTGCAAGCCTTTTTAACCCTTATTTCGTGACTAGAATAAAATTCAAGGGGGCAATTTCCCAAAAACAACAACAAAATCGGGGTCTGAAGCCGTGCTGAAGGGGTCAGTAGTCACGAGCTAGTCACAAGGCAGTCACAAGGAAACAGTACCCTTGTACCTAGAGACTAGGGAAGGAGCTATATAACTGTATCTAGAAGCCCATAAAAGCCCCCTAGAAGCCCGGAAGCGGTATCGGTAGCAGTTCCCCGGCTCCCCGGCTCAGGGCTTCCGGGGATAAGCAGTACCAATGTTCGAAACAAGTTGTTCGGAACCAATGTTCTGGTAGCCAGTCCCCAGAAGCCGAAGGAGGATTTGATTTGAGTTCAACCCCAAGAAGCAAATTGCCTACTAACCTAGTAGCTGTTACTGGGAGCCAGCGACTAGTAACAGTGTAGTAGGTGACGTTAGGCAATGCAGCGAGTATTGGAGGTGAGGGGGGTAGGTCTTATGTCTTTGGTAATTGTGGTGAAGGGTACCCGTCTACGTTCAGTTTCTGTAAAAAGAGGGTCTGTCTATGGGAGGATAGTCATGGAGTCCTATGTACCTTATAGGATTTGGTAGCGGTTATGTTATAATCCAGTTACAGAGTAACGGTAACAGTAACAGTAACAGTAACGTTACAGTTACAATTCAGTAACGTTCTTAGTTTCTTTTCTTTTGTTTCTTTTCTTTTCTTTGTTTCTTTACGAGAGTGTGAATTTGTTTAGAAAGAAGGAGCCCCACAACACTGAATGGGAAGTTCGTGTTATGGGGCTGAGGAGAAAGGAATGGTGTTTAGCTTTAAGGAGGTGAGCCACCATTCACGCCACGGATTATACCATGCTTCATCGTCAGTACAACTATTTGTGGGGAGGACCCAGATTAGTTCGGTTGCAGACATACTGGACGGTGGTCGATACGATGAGGCAGAATCGTGCTCCGATTACCGCTCCCCTCAGTCATGCTAACATCTGTTTATGTTGAAAATTAAAGATTGCAATAGATGTTCAGGAGCTACCGTTCCTGATTACGAAGGGAGAATCTGCATTAATTGTGGTCATGCTGACTATACCGTTAACATGGGAAATAGCATTAAAGAGAAAAAAGAGATTGACCCTAACCTGAAACTGGTCAATACCTTTATCGTTAGAAGGAAGGGTAAGGGGGAGAGGGCATGGGCCACACATGAGGCTACCGTATATATCATGTCAGTAAATGGTCAGGCTAAGGAATCATTTAGATTTGATATGATGTGTCCCTATGCAGGATGCGGTGAACTGAAGAATCCCAAGAAGTATGCCAAGAGGAAAGGTATCTACACGGAGTATCGGTATTCGTGTACCGTGGGTCATCTGTGGTATCTTTTGGTTCATCAACAAGAACCCGTTCACTGGAGGTACTGATATGCCAAGAGTAGGTAAAAAGCACTACCCTTACACAGTTAAGGGAAAGAAGGCTGCGAAGGCAGCATCCAAGCGGACAGGGAAGAAGATGACCAGTACCAGAAAGAAGAGGACGTATTAATGCCATCTTCACACGCTAACCTTCCGGGGCATAGAGGTAACAGACCTGAAGATGTTGTGGCACGACAGGAGAAATTCTTGGAAGCCTATGATGAGTACGGTACTATCAAGCACGCCTGTCAGAGAGTAGGTCTAAGGCGTGAAACCATTAGCAGGTGGAGAAGAGAAGACGTTAACGGCTTTGCCTCATTCTTTGAAGGGGCTAAAGAAGACTTTGCAGAAGAGATAGAGAAGACCGTCTTCCAGAGAGCAATGGAACCAGACTGCCCACCCGTTATACAGATATTCGTACTTAATGGATTGAAGCCAGATAAGTACAGGCCACAGACCCACGTAACCGATGAGACAGCAAAAGATGTTATGAGAGAACTCAAGACCAAGTTCAAAGGTATGAAGTTCGATGATACCTCATCAGAAGACGATGTGTCAGTACACGAACAGGCAGAGAGAATACTTAAAGGTAAGAGTGGGTAATGTCTTTATATATAGGGGGTTCACCAGAAGAGGTAAAGGCATTTGAAGCTGCGATTATTGGTCAGTCTGATTTGGATTCCAGAATTGTTTATTCTGTTGAGAAAATAGTTAAGATACTTTCAGAAAATATGACCAGAGAAGAGGCAGTTGAGTTTTATGAATTTAACATTCTTGGAGCATATATGGGCGAGATGACCCCTATATACGTATCAGAATATGACCCAATCTATGACATCCCAGTCTGCCAGACAGACTAATGAAATAGCTGACTTTATCTACGAGAAGGTAGATTTCACCCCTACAGATTTACAAAGACCTATTCTCCAGTCAAGGAAAAGATTCGTCCTAGTAGCTGGAGGGGAACAGGCCGGTAAATCTATGGTCGCAGCCAAGTATCTGCTGGGTAGATTTCTTGAGACAGAAGGTGAAGGTCTGTTCTGGCTGGTAGCTGCTGACTACGAAAGAACAAGAGCAGAGTTTGAATACCTTGTTCAGGACTTTGCCAGCCTTGGATTATTAAAAGAATCTACAAAAAGGGTAGACCCCGGCAGGATTATTCTGGCTGACGGCACTCGCATAGAAACTAAATCAGCCAAAGACCCGAGAACTCTGGCCATGAGAGCCCCCAACGGCATCATAGGATGCGAAGCGTCACAGCTGGACCTAGAAACTTTTCACAGGTTACGTGGAAGATGCGCTCCAAAGAGAGGGTGGATGTTCCTCTCAGGTACTTTTGAAGGTTCCCTTGGATGGTATCCACAGATGTACCAGTCATGGCAACACTCAGGGTCAGAAGAAGAACAGGCTTTCTCGCTGCCCAGCTACTCAAACCAGTATTTGTACCCCGGTGGAAGACAAGACCCGGAGATTCTCTCGCTTGAAAGAGCCTCATCAGATGACTTTTTCATGGAAAGGATTGAAGGAATACCCTCACCACCAGCTGGACTGGTGTTCAGTGAGATAAGACCAGATATCCACATAGAAGACGTAGCCTATGAACCAGATATCCCGGTACATATATGGATTGACCCCGGATATTCAGAGGCTTATGCCTGTGAAATCGTACAGGTGGTCAACGACCAAGTAAGAGTGATAGACGAAATCTACGAAAGAAATCTTGTTACCGATGAAATCATAGATATCGCCCAGTCCAGACCTTGGTGGAAAGATGCACAGTTCGGAGTTATTGACGTAGCTGGATACCAGCATCAGGCAATGGCTGCACCTGCGGAAGTCTGGCTTGAAAGAACAGGGATTTATTTTGATTCAGAAAAAATACGTATCAATGAAGGTACAGAACGTTTAAAATCATTTCTCAAGGTAGACCC